TAAAGAAGAAGGATATATTACTTCTGGTGCTGGCGATGAATTAAAATTTTTAATGAAGATGTTTGAAAAATAATGTTTCTTGCAGTAATACTATACTGCTCAGTTATTACTGATCCTACATCTTGTGATGTCATGATACGTAAGAACCATTTGTTTAAAACAGAAACAGAGTGTCAAGAACAAATAAGGCTAGTAGCACAGGGTTTACTGACTACAGGCCACTATGTAAAAGCTAAGTGCTTTAAGTTTAATCCTTATGGAGAAGAAGTATAATGTTAGGACATAATGGTGGGCCAGTATTATCTGATATATGGCAACCTTCTGACAATAAAGATTTAGCATATAAAAAGTTTTTATGGGATAAAGCCGTAAAAAAGTTTTGGAAAAGTCCAGACTTAATGGTAGTTAAACTTAGAGTAAAAAGAGCTAAAGAGTTAGGCATAAGTTATAATGAACACGTATTAAGAATGAAAGGTAAACATGTCACCTAAAAAACTACAAGCAGATAGCAAGTATGCAATGGCAGATACAGATGGTGATGGCATCATAACAGATGATGAGATGGATCGCCACGAGAGATGGATACGTTTAGAGAACGAAGACAAGATGATGGACACTCAACGTACTATGGCTTGGTTAGCTATGGGTACAACAATCGTAACTGTTATAGTATTACTTACGCCTATTATTAATGTAGCTCGTATGGAGTCTGCATCAGGGTTTCTTAATACCTTTCTTGTAGCACAGATGGGTGTCGTATTAGGGTTTATGGGTGCTACAGCTTTAACTAAAACTAAATCAAAAGAATAAATTTGCATAACAGGGTTGCATTATTATCTCTTTTATGTTATAACTAACTATGGTATAACATCCTTATCAGTCAATAGTACTGACGTATAGATAAAAGGAGTTATACAATGATCAGAAAATTACTAATTAAATACCATAATTATATGGCTAATAGAACTGCATATTATCAACTAATGAATATGACAGAAAGACAACTACGAGATCTGGGAATCTGTCGTGGTGAAATCAGAAGACTAACAGGATTTGGAGAACATTAATGAGAAATTTATTTATTGCAGGTGTTATTGTTACACTAACAGCAATGTCAGCACAGGCTGAAGGAGTTGTAAGAGGTGGTCTTTTATCCATGATAAAGCCAGACGCATCTGTTGAATACGGAATTAAGACTAAAAAATGGTCGGGAGACTTTGGCGTAACTGCAAACGTTTCAAGACTATCAATTAGACCAGCACTAGACTGGGGCTACGCAAGTGGAGATTCATTTGCTATTGCTGGTGCATCAGTAAAAAGCACAATGGCTATAAGTAAAAGCCTGTCTGCTTATTCTAAACTATCTTTAGACAAAGACTTTAAATACAGTGACCTGTCAATCGGTGTCGCTATAGCATTTAAATAAGGGGAATAACTATGGATTGGATTAAAGGAAGACTTAAAGAACCTACAACTTATCTAGCACTTGCTCTTGCAGGTGTAGGACTAGGGTTTATGTTTACATTGCCTATACTAACTTGGGCAGGTATTATAGGTGGTATCTTCGGTATCGTTCTTAAAGAAAAGGGTGGGTCATAACAATGGCCTACCTAAATAGAGTTATACGTGCAATACTTAATATGCCTTGTAACTGCTGCGACAAATGTCAGTGTGGTAATTAATGCAGGGTGTGCCTCACTATTTTCGTAATGGAACAGAGTGGAAAGGCGGTACACATAAAATGCCTGATGGCTCACTGCACTCAGGTAAGACCCATACTAAGTCTAGTAAACGTCTGTACCATTTTAAAGAGTTATCTAAAACGGCACAGGCTAAAGCTAGACCTAAGAAAGGTAAAAAATAATGTTTGGTGTATTAAAAAGTATTATTGGGCCAGTTGCAGGACTAGCAGGTTCTTACATTGAAGGTAAGACTGCTGTACAGAAAGCTAAAGCTACCAAAGATCTAAAGATTGCTACAGGTGAAATAGACTGGGATCTGGAAGCGATGAAAGCGACACAGAACTCATGGAAGGATGAATGGTTGACACTGCTATTAAGCGGCCCATTTATTTTATCTTTCTGTGGGGATTGGGGTCGTGAGATTGCAGCAGCAGGGTTTACTGCACTAGGAGAAGCACCACAATGGTATAGCTATTCTCTTGGAGTGGTTATTGCTGCATCCTTTGGCATACGATCTGCAACTAAGTTCTTTGGCGGCAAAAAATGATAACTAACTATAACACGTGTTTAGAAATAATACTGGAACACGAAGGTGGTTTTGTAAATCATCCTAAAGATCCGGGTGGAATAACGAACCACGGTGTCACTAAAAAAGTCTACGATAAGTGGGTAGGCAGAGAGACTACGCCTAAAGAAATGCGTGACTTGACGCACGAAGATGTAGCACCTATCTATAAAAAGAATTATTGGAATAGAGCTAAATGTGATCAACTTCCTAGTGGGGTTGATCTTTGTGTATTTGACTGGGCTGTTAATTCTGGTGTATCACGATCTGCTAAAGCATTACAACGCATAGTCGGTGTAGAGCAGGATGGTGGTATAGGCCCGATGACTTTACGAGCTGTCGCTGAAGTAGAAGTAGATGAGATAATAGAACAAATGCATTACACACGTCAAAGTTTTTATGAAAAGCTGTCTACGTTTGACACCTTTGGTAAAGGCTGGACTAGACGTAACGATGAGACAAAAGAAAAAGCACTGGAGATGGCTCATGGCTAGACAACTAACAGAAAGACAGCAGACTTTTTTATCTGTACTCTTTGATGGGGCAGGTGGTGATGTAGTCGCTGCTAAAAAACTTGCAGGTTATTCTGACGCTACTAGTACTACTGAAGTTGTCAATTCTATGAAAGAAGAAATACTAGAAAGCACACAAAGCTATATGGCACGTAATGCTCCTAAAGCTGCAATGGCTATGGTAGGTGGTCTATATGATCCTACTGAGCTAGGCATAAGAGATAAGATGGCAGCAGCTAAAGAGTTGCTGGATCGTACTGGACTCGTTAAGACAGAGAAAGTACAAGTAGAAGCTAAAGGTGGAGTAATGTTAATGCCACCTAAGAACACGGAAAATAATGACTAGATCGCTTGGTAAGTGGAAACTACCACAACCTACAGACGTAAAAGATGAAAACGAATGGGTAGCAATACCTAAGATTTCTCGCACTATACCTTTTGGCTACGAAGTAGACGCAAAAGATAACGGCATATTAAACCCTATACCTGACCAACTAGATAAATTAGAAATAGCAAAAAGATATTTAAAGCAATACTCTTATAGAGAAGTATCTCAATGGTTAACTCGTAATACAGGTAGATACATATCTCATGTAGGTTTAAGGAAACGTTTAGAGAATGAAAAAAGAAGAAACAACCAAGCTGCAAGCCTACGCAGATGGGCAGACTATGCTAAAGAGGCAATCGCCAAAGCGGAAAAAATCGAAAGCCAAAGGGTCGGTTCAAAAGAAAGCTACAGCGAAGAAGAAGCTAGAGCCACCTAAAGTAATAGAGATTGAAAAACTTGATCCTATTGAGACTATTGAAGAACAACATAATGTTATATTTAAACCTAATCATGGGCCTCAGACTGAGTTCCTTGCTGCAGGTGAAAGAGAAGTTTTATATGGCGGCTCGGCTGGTGGTGGAAAAAGCTATGCTATGCTTGCCGATCCGTTACGATATATGGGGCATCCTGCATTTTCTGGGTTGTTATTGCGACATACTACAGAAGAGCTTAGAGAGCTTATATTTAAGTCTCAAGAGATGTATCCAAAAATCTGGCCCGGAATAAAGTGGTCAGAAAGAAAGATGCAGTGGGTCGCACCATCTGGTGCAAGATTGTGGATGTCGTACCTTGACAGAGAGGACGATGCTTTGCGTTATCAGGGTCTGGCTTTTAGCTGGATAGGGTTTGACGAATTGACTCAGTGGGCCACACCCTATGCATGGAATTACATGCGGTCACGTCTACGCTCCACTGCACCAGACCTTCCTATCTTTATGAGAGCAACAA